TCTCAACAAAGATGATGTTAACCGACTGCTCAAGGGGCAGATGCTTAAAGAATCTTCATTGATTGTCCAAATGGAAAATCCTGAGCGTGAATGGGTTGGGCTGACTGAAAACGAAATCCATGAGTGTTTTGAGGAATGCTGCAATCTTAAAGTCGTTGACCCAAAAGGCGGTGTTAGAGGAAGCGTAAACATTTTTGATGTGGGTATGGCAATTGAAGCCAAACTAAAGGAGAAGAACAAATGAAGACACCTGAAGACGAAGAGTTCGAGAGAATCGAGCGTGAGCAAAAGAGAATCATTGAAACACAACAAGCGTTGCGTGAAGAGATGAAACAAGCCAGTAAAGCCTTTGATGTTGCATATGAGAACTACAAGCGTAACGAAGTAGTGGAAGAGATAGCCCAAGAAATCGAGAAATTCAAAGGTTTTGGTGAAGACACCATTGCATCGTTCACTGTTTACATTCGAGGCATGAAGAAATGATCAAAAATCCACCATCAAGAGAATTTTGTTTGTCCGTAGCAAAAAACACATTTGAGAGCCAAGACATATTTGGAGAGAAATATTGGAATTGGCTCTTCATGTGGGGATGGTATGAACACTGGGTAGAAAACTATTGGTATAATGATTAACAAAAGATTAAGTTAACAACAAGTAAATGATCGAACAAATCAAGACGTACAACGCCAAGATGAGGGGACAAGTACGCAATCGGAAACTCGAAGTTGTAATTGATTTTATTTACAAATGTACCGATTGTGGTACAATATGGAGAACTAAAGATGACACAAAAGCGCACGATTGCCAAGGCAAAGACTCCTGCGACCAAGGCACCCAAAGAAAAAAAAGAGATTAAGTCTGTTCTGAATCCAAGACAAACTACCATCAAGGCAAACAAAGCCCAGCCATTGAACGTAAAGCCAAAGACACCAACACAAGAAGAGGTCAACGACTTAGAGTGGATGAACTGGGTAGAGTACGCACAAGCAAGACTCAAATACCTAGAGAACAAGCTAGAGATCGCAAACGACCAAATAAAAGCCCAAAAAGCAAACATCGACAGGCTCAACAGAAGAGTCATGCAGGGATAGCAAAAACAAACACTTTAAGATAAACTATCTTCTAAGCATAAGACTTTAGATAGGGAATGCAACAATGACCATAATGTTGTTAGCGTGCACTAACTTATCTATATTAGATTAACTTAGGGGTAAAGACAATGACAGTAGGTCAAAAGACAGGTGGGAGGCAGGTAGGAACGCCCAACAAGGCTACGCAAGAGGCAAGGCAGGCCATAGCTACCTTTGTTGATGGAAACGCTCACAGGCTCGAAAAATGGCTTTCTGAGGTAGCTGAGGGTAATGAAGCTTATGGGATTAAGCCTAACCCAGCGAAAGCATTCGAGTTGTTCCAAAGCGTGGTTGAGTACCACATACCTAAATTAGCTAGAACAGAGATAGCTGGGGATGCTGAGAACCCAGTAATCCACGAGCACAGGATCAAGGCTAAAGAACTGATGGGCCAAGTCATGAAGAACATTGAACTAAAGTCTTAACATGAGTGATGCGTTTGCATTGCTGAAGGACCCAAAGGTGAAGGAAGCCTTTGATGTCTTAGATCCAACTGACCAGATAGCTTATGCGAGAAGGCTCCAATGGATACAGAAACAGCACAGGCATCAGAAGTTGCCACAGGGGGATTGGTGGAGCTTTTGGCTCCTTTTGGCGGGTAGGGGTGCCGGGAAGACGAGGACTGCGGCAGAGCAGATCTGGTGGTGGGCATGGCAAGAACCGAACTCACGCTGGCTGTGTGCTGGACCAACCTCTGCTGACGTCAGGGGAACCATGTTTGAGGGTGAGTCAGGACTCATTGCCTGCATCCCTGAGCAAATCATAGCTGATTACAACAGGGCTTACAGTGAGATCAAGCTGATCAATGGATCGCTGATCAAGGGAGTGCCAGCGTCAGAGCCTGAGCGTTTCCGTGGAGGGCAGTATCATGGGGCGTGGTTGGATGAGTTGGCCGCATGGGACTACCTCCAAGAAGCCTACGACCAAGTCATGTTCTCAGTCCGTTTAGGTGAACGCACTAGGATCATAGCTACCACCACCCCAAGGCCTAAAGACCTCATCGTGGAGCTTGTAGGCAGGGATGGTGACGATGTGAAGGTCACGACAGCCTCTACCTACGACAACATCAAAAACTTGAGCCCATCGTTCCAGAAGCAGATTCTGCAGTACGAGGGGACAAAGCTTGGGAAACAGGAAATCTACGCTGAGATCCTAGATCCTGAGGACACTGGCATCATCAAGCGTTCTATGTTCAGGCTATGGCCTAACAGCAAGGAGTTCCCCAAGTTCGAGTTCATTGTCCAGTCTTATGACTGTGCCTATACAGATAAGACGATAAACGATCCAACAGCCTCGATAACCTTTGGTTGCTTTCGTCCTACAGATGGTCCAATGAGCGTGATGGTGATCGACTGCTGGCAAGATCGCTTACAGTATCCTGACTTGCGTCCCAAAGTTAAAGAGGAGTTTGAGGTTGTGTTTGGGGATGGTAGGGAGAAGAAGAGGGTGGACTTGATTCTGATTGAGGACAAGTCAGCAGGGATTTCCCTGATACAAGACTTGCAGAGAGCACATTTGCCTGTGAGGGCGTACAACCCGGGGCGTGCAGACAAGACCCAAAGGCTCAACATCGTCTCCAACATCATCGCCATGGGCAGAGTCTGGATACCTGAGAGCAGTAAGACCAAGGGCTTCGTCAAAGACTGGGCAGAGGGCATGGTCAGCCAAGTCTGTAGCTTTCCTGAGTCAGCTCATGATGACTTTGTGGATGCCATGACTCAAGCTCTGAGATATCTGAGGGATTCAGGCTGGTTAGACATTGATGGACCAGCTCCAGAGGCATGGGACATGGATGACTATGTGGACTCAGGTATGCCCAGAAACAAAGGCAACCCTTATGCTCAGTAGACCCACAGCCAAAAGGTTGGCATAATGGCAGACATCGCAGTGGGGGATAATCATGCCTGATGACAACAGTACGGGAGCATCGTTTGGTGTCTTCCCACAGATGAAGCCAACAAGATCGTTTCAAGATCCTGAGGCTTCTAAAGATATGCCAGTCCAGTTGGTTCGTGGAGCTGTAAAGACTGGCTTAGGAATGGTCCCTGACATTGCACAGACTGCATTAGATATTGCAGGCAATGACACCAAGCTTCCCCTGACATCAGACTGGTGGGAGCAGAAGCTTCCCCTGAAGGCAACCTCACCTGAAGGCAGGTTTGCAAGCACAATAGGCGAATACTCTCCATTTAATCCTTTGATGGAAGCTGTGCCTAAAGCCATTGGTAAAGGTGCTTCAATAGCTGGACAGGGCTTGAGCGAGGCTATGATGGGCCAAGGTCCTGAGTGGTTGAAGTCAGTCGTTCCTCAGCCCAAGTTTGTTCACCATGAGAACACACCCAAAAGCCCCAATCCACTGGTAGGAACAAACTACAAAACCACTGACCTTGGTGGCCTGTTGCCTGAGAAGCCACTTGACCTTGAGAGCAAAAAGGGTGCTCAAGCTTCTATGTGGGACTGGGATTCATCCAGCACGAACAAGGCAATCAATGAGGTCTCAGGCGAGAAGTTACCCCAAGACGTTATAACCCATGGTGGCTTCTTGTACCCATTAGACCCAGCAAGGGCTAGGCAAGGGATCGTAGGCTCATCCAATGAAGGGATTGCCAATCGTGTTGTAAACAGGGATGCCATAGCTAGACTAGAGAACCTGATGCAAGGTGGAACAGGTGAGGTTATTCACTTTCCAACCACGATGGGTCCATATTCTGAGAACTTCTCAGTCCAGCCTCCTAGTGTTCTGGATCAGTTATTGGCTAAAAGATATATTGAAGACCCAAAAAATCATGCAAAGATAGTCAATGACCTCAATACTGATGTCAAGCTGTCTAAGCCTAAAAAGGGCTTCCCATTCCAAGGATTTGCTGGAGTGGAAACGCCACTAGGCCAACAGCAGTTGTATCAGACTGGGATCGTGAAGGATGGGGTTCAGGTCGTGTCCCCGGGCAACCTTCGCAAAGCCCTTTTGAATGTTGCCTACAATAAAAAGCACCAGAAAGCAATTGGATTCAACGCTGAAGACATTTCCAACGCCATCACTGAGCCTGACCTCATTGGCGTTCCTAAAGGCTACATGGGCAAGACTGTCATCAGCTCAGGTGATATGCCAATGCATACCATTGCTGGTTCTGACATTGGTTCTTATGACACTAGGTTTGGCAACGATGTAGCTCACTATGCTGGGACATTGGGGACACACATTCCTGTTGAGACCATTTTCAAGAATCAATTGGAAAACTTTGACAATTTGATGCGTATCAAAAAAGGCAAAGCTTGGGACAATCAATCTGATGTTGTCAAAAGAAACCAGTTGATTAATATGCTTGCCAACAGCAAAGAGACAAATTTCTCGCAGATTCTGGACAACGAAACCCTTGATCGAATTGGCAAGGAGATAGAACGTCAAGCCAGCATGAAGAAGGCTAAGGGTGGCAAAGTCCATATGTCTGACAATCTAGACACACAGTGGGCTGAGACAGCTTTTGCAGGTGGAGGCGAGGTAGGTGCAATCAAGTCTATGCTAGCAGAAGCTCCTGAGTTAGCCCATACCATTCGTGGATTGTTTACCAAAGAAGCTCCAGATCTCAATGACTTGATTGAAAAGATCAAAACATCTGATCGTCAGCCAGTGATACCCATGCCTAATCGTTGGTTTACCAATCCTGAAGAAAACCCACAAGTACAGCCTTTGGTTGAAAAAGTCTTGAATGCTAACAACATGAAGCGTGAGGACTTTCACTCTGGTGCCTTCATAGATCCTAAGACTGGACTCATACTAGACAACCAAATCCACAAAGATGTGGGTGTTGCCATTGATCCACTCACCAATAGACCCATCATGACAACTGGTGGAGTCACTGGCATGGAGTCTTTGCCTAAGGGTCAGGGATCGTTTACCAACTCTAACTTGCTCAAGCAAGGAAAGTACAAGCCAGTTGGTGGTGACTCAATCCTCAATGACCTTGGATTCATCGCAACAGTTGACAAGGCAGGAATGGGCCATGCGTATGGTTTAGGAACTGACTACGCCTCTCCTGTGCTATTGAACAACCTTGGAACAGGTTCTAACCCTACTTTGCGTCCTAGAAGCGTTGGTGACGTATTTGGTATTGGTGACGTTGTTGGTCAAATGCAGATCAACAGGAATGGTCCAGTGCACGATGTATATGAAAAGCTATTAGTTGCACCCAAAGGTTCTGACGTTCAGGGTGTCAAACTCAGCAAGAAAAAAGGTGGAAAAGTGACTAAACACATCATTGATGGTCATGAAGTCCACGTTCACGAGAGGATGTTGTAATGCCTAAAGTTAAACCATTATTCTCAGCTCTTGAACAGGCTGTAGAGTCATTAAATAGAAATAAAGGGACAGGGCAAGCATTCATCAATGACTTGCTCAAAAACCCTGCTGTAAAGCCTGCAGAGCTTGCTGATCGTGGAATAGACACTACCTTGAAGGCCATGCCTCAGGTAGACAAGCCAACCCTCAAGAAGATTGTTCAGAGTAAGCCAGCACCTCAGATCAAGCAAAAGACCTTGGGTGCACCTGATTACAGGGACTTAGATAAGCAAGAGCACTCTTATCTATCTTCTCTTGAAGATCATTTTGATCGTGTTGGAATAGATAATATAGACCCACATGATTATGCAGAGTTAATGGAGTTGCAAAACATCAGGGACAAAAGCACCTTTGATACTTTGAGTGACGAGCAATCCAAGATTTATAAGCAGATCAATAAAGCTAGAGATGCTGGAAACATGAGCAGGGTAAAAATGCTCAAACAAGACGTTGATCACCTAGACAATAGGATTGAACATCTTGATAACATGAAGATTGTGACGCCCTATCACGAGGGCTTGACCATACCTAATGGTGAAAACTATCGTGAGATGCTGTTGACTTTACCCAATGGTGGGTTTGGAGGCGTATCAGCACACTTTGGTGGTGAGCCTAACATTATTGCAAGTATGCGTTTAAAGGACCGTTTAGGTCCCAATGGTGAGAAAGTATTGCACCTTGAGGAGTTGCAATCAGACTGGCATCAGCAAGGGCGTGACAAGGGTTATTCTCAAGGATTGACTTCTGAAGAACAAAATGAACT